GATTCTAATACATAGACACTGGTGGGCATACGCTGAAATAGATGGGGAGATTACAGCCTGGGCTACAGAGAATCCCGATCCTAAGAGAGAGGCTATGGCTAGACGAAGCAGTGATTTATTATTTCGTGAGTGCAAACTAATAAACACAGCACACAAGTTGAAAATTCCGTGGGTTGGTTAGAGTATGGATGATAAAAAGTTTTGGCAAAATGTAAAAGTTACGGATGACGAAAATGATTGTTGGGAGTGGCAGAAAGGTAGATTTAGTAATGGTTATGGTATGGTAGGTTTGGACTATGGTAAAACTGGTTCTGCACACAAGTATACCTACGAACTTTGCTATGGGGAAGTTCCGCTAGGAAAGGTTATAACACATTCTTGCGATAATAGACTTTGTTGCAATCCTTTGCATTTGAAGGCTATGACAAGTAGAGAGAATACACAAGATATGATTCTGAAAGGGAGAATGAAGATAGGGAATCATATCGGGGAGTGTAATGGAAATGCTACTTTAACAGAAAATGATATTATTTCTATTTTACATAGTATTAAAAAAGGTATTAATAACTCTGTAATTGCTACGATGTTTAATGTAAACCCGTCAGCAATTTCAAAGATTAAAAGAAATATTACGTGGCGTCATATAAAAAGGGTATAGGAATAAAAAATGCCAAACAAAAATTTAGGAAAAATAGATATAGATGGGAGACATCCTACTTTGATAGATGCAGGATCTTCTAAGGCAGAAATACTAGCGGAATTAACCAAAATACGACGTGACCCCTGGTATTTTATCACGGAGTATGTCTACACACTACATCCCGAGCTTGGAAAAACTCTATTCCCAAACTATTCATACCTGGAGGATATTGTTCGAATTATAATGGATTTTAGATTCGTTATAATGTTAAAAAGTAGACAGATATTAGCAACCTGGCTAATGGCTGCTTTAGCGGTATGGTTTACAGTTTTTCAATACGGCAAGGATGTAGTAACAACATCTTATAGAACGAAAGAATCGCAGGAATTTATTAGGCGAGTTAAGTTCATTCACTCCAATCTTCCTCAGTTTATTAAACCAACTATTGGAACTGATACTAAAGGAGAGATTGAGTTTCCAACACGGCACTCGCGGATTGCAAATATTACATCTTCAGCAGAATGGGGAACTAGAACTTATTCTATAGCTCTAGCAGTAGTAGATGAAGCGGCTTTTATACGAAATATGGAGCAATTTTATATTGGTCTTCGTCCTTCACTAGGAGACTATGGTAAAGTAGTTCTATTGTCTACGTCCAACGGGATGAACAACTTCTTTGCAAAACTCTGGACAGAGGAAAATGAAGGAGTAGATGGAAATTTTATAGATGCTATTGTTAAAAACCCAATTTTGCAATCTCCTATAGACTTGGCAACAGATTCTACTGGCAATACTCTTGAAACAGAAGAAAATATTGTAGCGGTAGATACTATAATAGCTAATTTTAGACGTGGACTTAGCATAGTAGATCCCGACGAATAAAAGTATCAAATCTATGTTTCTCTAAAATACCCATTGGAGTTTATATAGAGTGAAAGACATGGATTTTTATGACATAAACTTTTATCTCTCGGGGAAATACTATGGGTGTTGGACACAGTGAGTTTGTAAATACTTATGATAGAAATCTTTCAAATAGAATACTAGAACTACCTTCCGGCTACATCCCAAAGAAAATAATACCTAGACAATTAAAATCAGGGTTCGTGGCGGCTTTTTTACACTATTCTATGGTGCCAGGAAGAGATGATGCATGGCTAAAGAAAGCAGCTAATGGCTTAAGTAAAGCAGCGATTGAGAAGGAATACGATGGCAAACTCATCTCGATTGTAGGAAAGCCTTTTTTCAATCTTCAGCATTACTTGGACAACCAAGGCTACCCAATATTATCAGCTGCAATATCTGGACCTGTTCCTGGCAGAAAATATGTCATAGGTGCGGACTGCTCCGGAGGAGAGGCTGACCCTGCCTGTGGTATTGTTATAGATCCTGTATACAATAATCAAGTAAATATAGCGCATGGATTATATTCCCCGAGGGCTTTTGCAGAAGTTTTATACGCAATGGGAATGTTCTATAATAAGGCATTAATAGGTATAGAAATGGAAAAATTTGGTGGTATTGTATTAACAAAACTAGAAGATATGCGATATCCAAATTTATACTATAGAGAAAAAAAGAAAAAAGTTAATTTTGGCAATAGACAGAAAACAGTAATAAAGACTGGGTGGGACACAAACAGTAAGACTCGCATTCAAATGTTAACTGGTCTTTATGATGTATTAGATAAAGGACGACTTGGTGTAGCTAGCCAATCCATAATATATGAGCTACAAAGCTTTGTTACAACTAAAGCTGGTAAACCTGAGGCTGATTCCGGTTACTTTGACGATTGTGTGATGTCTTTGGCAATAGCATTTGAATTGTCTAAACTAGTAGGTGGAACTTTAGATGTAAAGGATATAAATTTAGACCTGGAATTTGGTGATAATATAATATCCTATGACACACCAATTTCAGTATCAGAAGACGTATCTATAGACAGAGAAAGACTAGAAGCTATTGCTGGTGATGACATATCTGTAGATGAAGATTCTATCAAGGAGGATGTTCAGTATGGGATTGCAGCGAGGATGGATTGGTAAAGGAATAGATAGGATTCTAGGAGCAGGAAACAAATCTGGAGATGTTGTGGAATTGGCAAAGTCACCAGCGGAAACTATTAGAGAAATGGAAGAGATTGTCGATGATGCATTGGATAGGTTTGCTGAAATAGACAAAACAGATAGTGCTAACAAGAAAAAGCAACCTAAAGAAGAACGAGAAACTCCACAGATGGCAGAACTCTCATCGTCTAAATCAGATTTATATGCTGAATATAATATAGAACCATTCAATCCAGACGATTTAGTTCAGAAGAAAGGTATTAAAATATACCACCAAATGCGGACAGATGACCAAGTTACTGCTGCAATGAAAATAAAAAAATTGGCTAGATTATCTACTCCATGGAAAATAACACCATATACTAAAGATCAAAAAGATTATGATATAGCTGATTTTGTGAGATCAGTTCTTACTTCTGTTGGAGGAACCATCGAGCAGGATTTATTTGAGATATTGACTGCTATGGACTTTGGTTACTCAATATCAGAAATAATTTGGGAATATATCGAGAAGGGTAAGTATAAAGGGAAGATAGGAATAAAATCTATTAAGACTAGAAAGCCAGACAATTTTAATTTTAAGACAGACATTCATGATAATTTAATTTCTATTAGACAAGAAACAGGCAGTGTTGCTTTAGAATTTGACCCTAAAAAATTTGTGGTTTATTCTTACATGAAGGAATTTGATAATTACTACGGAACGTCTGACCTTAGGGCTGCATATCGTGCTTGGTGGAGTAAAGATGTTATTATTAAATTTTGGAATATTTGGCTAGAGAGATACCCGTCACCAGTAATATTAGGATTCTACCCTCCTGGAACAGTAAAGACAGAACGAGATAAACTACTACAAATATTAAAAAGAATACAAATAGCTACCGCTGCAGTTTTACCAGATAATTTTGAAGTTGACATGAAGCAAAACCAGGCTACTGGGCACGAAGTATTCAATGAAGCTATTAGTTTCCATAATAGGGCTATTGCAAGAGCTATCTTATACCCAAATCTATTAGGTTTAGCAGATGCACAAGCAGCAGGATCTTATGCTCTAGGCAAAAACCAATACGGAATGTTTGTTATAGTTATAAATTCTCTGGGGCGTGATTTAGAAGAAACTGTAATGAATGAACAATTAATAAAGAGATTAGTTGATTATAATTTTGATGTTGAGGGATACCCTTCTTTTTCGTTTGAAGATATTAATGATGATACAACAGAAACCAGAGCAAATATATTAATGATGCTGGCTAACTCTAGGGTAGTAGATCCTTCTGCTGCATGGGTGAGATCGTATTTGAATCTTCCTGCAGATGATACATTCGGTATGGTAAAGCCTGAAGATTTCGAAAAAGGGGAGGGAATATTAAATGCACCCGGGGTTCCTGGCGGAAGACCTCCAAAAGAGGACTTTTTGCCGCCAGCCGAAAGACAAAAACTAGCCTCTGGTGGGACAGCTACTCCTCTTGACCAGTCACAAAAGAATATAGCACAAAAGCCTCCTATAATTACTAAGGTTAAGAGGCGAAAATCTACTGAGGAGTAGACGAATATGCAATTCATGGATTTAGTTGTTGAAGATAGTTGTGTAGAAGGTAAAAGCGATAAAATTAGTTTTTTACCAATAACTACGGACATATTGAATACTGGTAGGGAACTTACCCCGTGGGAATTAGAGGTTGGATTTAACCCGGGAAAATACTTAGCGTTGATGGAAGCGTGGGTTAGTAATACTTCTTTATGTGTGAATAAATCAATTATTACTATGATAGATTTAGCTTCTGGTCAAGTAAGATCTAATGGGTTATTGAGAAAGCAAGATTACAGAAGAATACAGGATATTGTATTAAACCCAAAACCAATAAGAACTATTTTAGTAAATAGTTTAATGTATGCATTTTTGCTTGGTAAGATAGATGCACTTTCCGAGGTAGAAACCGGATTAAACAAAGTTATTGATTTTGCTGAGCTAGATATTAATTCTGGTAGTATTATTTCTGATGAGGCTATTGATTTTACAAAAACAATTCCAACCGATATGATTGATATGTTGGCGATAGGTATACCACGCCCCTACTTGCGTGGGGGATTTAATGAAGTTTTAGACAGAGAAAAAAATATTGCTTTTACATTAGCCGGTATTTTTGAAAAAGACACTCTATTAATGCTACAACAATTATTGACAAAAGCACTAGATTATACCTGGAGTTATGACGAACTAGCTCATGTTTTGAAGAATAGAACTAATGACTACATAGAAAAACCTGCTGGGAAAGTTTCCTTTATGTTAAAAACCTATTTTTCAGATGTATATAATTTTGGGAAAAGGGTGGGTTATTATGACAACAAGATTTATGATTTTGTAGAAGCATTTCAGTATGTTTGTTTTGTTGATGAAAATTCTAGGTCTAAGCATTTGGGGATTGATACTCGCATATATGGGAGAGGAAATCCTATATGGAAGCGATGGTGGCCGCCTAACGGATTGGTATGCAGGTGCACAATTATACCAGTGTTAAAAGGTTCTAATTATAAGGTATCTGAATTATATATGGAAAAACCGGACAAAGATTTTGGTGGTTTAGATGATGAGGTGTAAAAATGGATAATACTGTTACAATAGCGCAAGAAGCTATACTTAAAAAAGAGTCTAGTGTTACTAGTGGTAGCATGGTAGAAATAAGTTTTGCATCGAGAAGAACGTGGTTTTCTATTATTGCCACACAAGCAATATACCTGGAGATTGACACCGACGATACTTGGGATGTTGGTGCTGCAGATGTTAATTCTTTGGCAACTCTAATCCCAGCTAATACTTTTATTGTTGTTACACAGGTAATAGATAGTAAAATAAGAGTAAAAGCAGTTGGGACAACTGGGGCTGTTTATGTGAGAGGGTATTGCTAAATAGTGGATAATATATAGGGTGAGAGAGCTAACAAAATTAGACAGTAAGAAAAATGTTATTGGTGATCTTGTTTTCGTTGATTTTGAGATTCTATTGTAGACTGAATAAAAAGCCAAAAATCAAAAAATTAACCAAAAAGCAAGAAAAGGTAAAAGATGTTTTGCGATATATCGGTTACGGAAGTTAGTGAGGAATGTAGTAAGTTTACAATAGAAG